AAGTGTGGTTTCCGCCACCACCACCACCACCAACGGCCTCGACGTAAACCAACGACGCGTTCTCCGGCTTCGTCCATGTCCCACTGGTTGTAAACTCCTGATAGTCAATCGCAGACCCAGGAATCGCCGCCCAGACTGGAGGCAGACCGTCGCCTTGCGACAAGGGCACTTGCCCGGCCGTGCCTTCACTGCCACCTAGGGTTAGGACTGGGTCGGCAATCGTCTTGTTTGTAAGCGTCTGCTCGCTAGCCAGGTCAACAACGCCCGTCACGGCACCGTCCTGTCCGTTCACGCTAGTCACACCAGTTAGGGCCGAAATGCCCTCTGTCCACGAGGACCCGGTCCATGTCATAACCTTGCCGGTGCTGGTGTTGTAATAGACAGCGCCCTGCTGCAAGGCCTCTCCTTGGTTGTCGAGCGTCGGGGCAATGGCCTTGGAACCAAGGTATCGCTTATCGACCTGTAGGGCCGCAGACGACGCGGTGCTCGCGCTCCCAGCGGCCTCGCCGGCCTTGGTTGTCGCGGTGACAGCCGACGCTGCGGCAGCGTCTGCAGAGCCGGACGCTTCTCCTGCCTTTGTCGTGGCCGTTGCGGCAGCCGCGACTGCTACAGACTCCGCGTCGCCGATGTCTGCCGCCAGTGCGTTGGCCTCTGTCGCAAAGCCGGGCAGCGCGGCCAAGAACGCATCGGCGTTAGTCGAGAACGTAGCCTGCGACTGCGCCCGGCTCGGGGGTGTGGGTAGTGGTGTGATCGCCATTAGATCAGGCCCTCCAATTCAAGCGAGCAGTCGGCCCACTTGGGGTAGCTGATGATGATATTGAAGTCCTTGAAAAATCCATACACGCTCAATGCGTCGTAGTTGTCACCGCCGATGTAGACGGACGGGGTCGCCCGGAGATTGGCCAGGGTGCGTTGGAGTAGGTCTACCGAGCCAGAGTCGACCATGAACTCCCAGGACGTGCGCTTAGTCCAGGCCCGCTCCACGACCTGCAGGTTACCCCAGTCGTCAGCCTCCTTCCGGCTATAGTCCTGGATACCAACCTCCGCGCCGAACCGGACAGCCTCGGCGAACTGGTAGACCTGACCAATGATACAGACGCCGCACGACACCGTCTCTTCTGTTTCACCGGAGATAGTCACGGAAATCGTTGCCCCACTGAATGACGGCAGGTCTTCGAATGTCGCCGTGGTGCGCTTGACGTAGGGCTCGAAAAAGTAGCTCCACCACGTTGGCTCTGATGGCGGCGACTGCAGCCCAACGGTTTTGCTGTAAACCTCGCCCTCCACTGCGTCGGTGACGATGACGGTGACCTCGCGCGCGTCAAGCTCCAGGAGCGCGACGGCCTGCACGATCTGCGAAGCCGTGAACTCCACCGTCATGCTCGTCGTTGCTGTCGTGGCCGTGCCGACCTTTTGGTCGAACATGCACCACCTATTTGTCGCACCAAGGTCAAGCCACTTGAGTGGACTCGTCTCAGGAGTGTCCCCTGTTGTTGACACCAGCGCCTCGTAGATACGGTGTGTGGTCGTGCGGATGACCTTGTCTCCAGCGGCGTATGTCGTGCCGGCCGCCCACGCTGCGTAGTCGGTTTCTGGAACAGTGCTGGAGTCCAGCACTGAGTCCGTGACCTCAAAAGGTACAATCACTCTCATGCGACACTCCTTGTCTCAGGCATCCCGTCACCGTCCCATCTGCGCATCAGTTTCGCTGTCTCCATGGTGTTCTTCGCCAATGCCCTGCCGATGGCCTGCAGGTCTTCGCGCAGCGCCCTGACCTCTGCGCTGGTGCCGTCGCCACCACCGGACAGAAGACTCCTGGTGTCCTCTGCGCTCCAGATTCTCGAAGGGCCGGTCACCTCGAGCTCTGGTCCATTCTCGCCAACGAGCCGTAGGCCGCCAGGGTGCATGCCGCCGGACGCGAAGCCGTAGATCTGGCGCAATTTTTCCAAACCATCACGAGAGCCGTCCCATCCCAATGCACTGGCTATGTCGCCGCCGACAGCGGCCGCGGCCCTGTTGTATTCCTCCGTCGAGGCGCCCCCGTTGATGCTTTGGTAAAGGACCTTCGCCGCGGCCACCAGGGCCGGGTCAGACGTGGACACCGCAACGCCCGTGTTTGCTTCCACCTTTGCTTGTCGCTCGGACGGAGAGTCGTCTACGCTGTAGGCCTGCTGGGTGATCGCGGACTGCGCGGACGCAAGGAGGCGGATGGCCTCTTCGACGGATAGGACAGACTCGTTAATCGTGACGAGCTGAGACACTTGCTGCGTCAGAGCTTCAAGTTGCTGCTTGGCAAACCCGGCGTGGCGGTAGGCTAACGACTCGACTGACTCGACCTCGTTCAGGGTGCGGATCGCTGCCCGGGCGTAGTCTTCGGCAGATGCCGCAGCATCCTTGGACACGATCAACTGCTCGCTGGCCACGCCCTGCAAGGCAGAGATCGCATCCTCGTCACCCAACTGCGCCCGGCGCAGCACGTCGGTGTAGCTGCCCTCGATGAGTGCAGCCCTGGCTGACACACCGAGCGGCGACATGCTGCCAGTCAGCACCGACTCGCGCCACTTCTTGAGACTTGCAGCAAAATCTTCCCACTTGGATTGAGTCTTCGAAAGCTCGGCGGCCTCGGTCTTATAGGCGTTGACGAGATTCTGCTTGGCGACCTCGACGGCCAGCTCCGCATCCGCCTGCGCCTTCAGTCTCGCTGCCTCGCTCTCTGCCAGCGGACCCATCTCGGCGTTGAGCCTGGCCAGTGTCGCCACGCGCTTGGCCTCGATTTCGTCAATCTTTTCCTGCGCGAACCCAAGGGCTCCGAGAGCAGAGATCCACTCGTCAAACTGCGCGTTGGCCTGGCGGACGGCGGCCTCGTAGGCTGTCGGAGGCTTGACCAGATCATCTGCTGCCTGGTTGACTGCGTCCCACGTGGCGTTGATGGCCTGGATGGCGGACTGCAGGCTCTGGAGCGCCCCGGCGTAAGCCTCGACATCACCGGACTGTACGCCGGCTCTGATCGTGTCCTGCAGGTCCTTGAAGGCGTCAGCGGCTCGACCAGAGATCAGCGACAGGGCGGTGAAAGCAGAATCTCCGTCTGCGATGTCGCGCCCAGCAGCGGTGAAGGCCCCCTCGGCTGCGGCAAGGATGGCGTCCTGTAATCGGCCGGAGTATTGTTCGAACAGTTTGTCGAAATCCATGTCCGAGCCGAAATCCCAGGACCCGCCTGCAGCACCATCAACTTTCCGGCCAAACTCAATTACCTGGCCCTGCAGCATCTCAACATACTGGTCGCCTAAACCGCCAAGTAAACCCTCGATGGTCCCGAAAGCGTTGGCCGCGACCTCTTCCAGGGCAGTGGCAAGTTCAACGCCGGTCTCGGTTGAGGCCCCGTCCTTGGTGTGGAACTCGAAGCCGAGCCTCTTATTCCCGCCATCGTTTACCGCGCGCGTTGAGTCGGTTGAGCCCCACTCCGTGGACTGCGCATTGAAAATGACGCTCGGGCTGTGCTGCTCCTCGCCGAAAAGAGATCCGGCTAGACCGCCTAGGACCGCCCCGGCGATGGTGCCGACAACCGGCAGCACAGACCCGGCAGTCGCCCCGAGGGTCGCCCCGGCGGAAGAGGCGGCCAGCGCAGTACCGCCCCATGCACCGAGCGCACCGCCCAGGCTGGACGTGACGCCGGTATATTGACCATGCGGCAGGCCGAGCGACCCGCCGAGAAGAGAGTAACCGAGACCGCCGAGGGAACCCATTCCGAGCGCGGACCCGATGGAGAGGCCCCCGGTCATCCCGGCTAAATTTTGCGCTGCAGCAAGCGAGGCGACAGACCCGCCAGCGGTCCCGCCACCGGCCAGTGCCAGCGCGCCGCCAGACAGCATGGTCGTGCCCGGCAGTTGCGTTGCGAGCAGGCCAGTGACGTAGTTCATGCCGGGCACTTTCGAGAGCATCGAGCCGGGAGAAACCAAGCTCGACAGGTTCGACATGCTGAACCCATTCTGCCCGCCGGTCAGCGCCTGCACAGCCTGGGTGGCGTTGCTCGTCCCGGTCATGCTGGTCATGATAGGCACGACGATCTGGACCGTAGCGGCACGTGCGGCAAGCTCGGCCAGAGTGCGCAGCGCCCAGGACTTCATGTTCTCCCAGAGCGTCTGCCAGCCGTCGCCGATGTTCTGGAACATATCGTAGAAGACGTCGGCCGTGCCCTCTTGGATGCGGTCCATGACCTTCTGGGCTGCTGCCTCCTGCTCCTCGGCGATCTTCTTGGCGGCATCGGCGGCGGCCTTAGCCTCGTCCTCACGCAGTTTTTTGCGCTCTGCCACTCCGTCTGCAACCGCGTCGATTTGGCGCTGCTCATAGTCTTCCATCCATTTGTCAATGGCGGCCGTGGACTCTGCAGCGTTCTTGCGCATGGCCTCGCGGGCCTTCTTGTGCGCCTCAAGTTGCTTCTTCTGCTCGGCTAAAAATTTCTTGGTCGTAGCCTCGTCCAGCTTTGCGACCTCGGAGTTGTACCACTTCTCCGTGGTAACGCGATCAGCGCCCCGGGCAATGAGACCGTCCCGCGTCTCTTTCAGCTTATCGATGGCGGTCTGTGTGAGCTTACGCAGTTCCTCGTTCGCCTTCTTGGCGGCCTCTGCCTGCTTCGTCGCCGCGTCGGCGGCCTGCTGTTCGCGACGGTCGTTATAGCGGCCGTAGCTCTCCAGATTCTGCTGCTCGGCCTCGGCCCAAATACTGGTGAAGTGCTTGGCCGCCACGCGCTGAGAATCGAGGAATTCGTCAACCATCCTCTGGCGCGTGAGGAAATCGGCCTGCTTGAACGCATCCCAATCGATGAGCCCAACATCGGCCAGGCCGGCGCCTTGAGCGAAGGTGTCAGACACAGACCGCAGGCCGGCGTACTCGGTCAGGGTCTTGATCGCGTTCGTGATGGCGTTGATGCCAGCAACAGCGTTCTCGTTGTCGAACAGATTGACCTTGAAGTCGGTCCACGCCTGAGAGAGGCGGTTGACGGCGGCCTGAGCAGATTCAAGCGCAGCAGTCTCAGCGGCCGCACCGTACATCTCCTCTATCGCCGCGGTCAGCTTCGGCAGCGCCTCATCGGCGAGGAGTTTACCATCCTCCATCATCTTGTTGAGTTCTGCCGTGCTGACGCCCATGGCCTTCGCCATGAGGTTCAGGGCGCCTGGCAGACGCTCGCCCAACTGGCCACGCAACTCTTCAGCCTGGATCTTGCCCTTAGACATCATCTGCTGCAGCGCGCGGAGCGTGCCGTGCGTGTCATCAGCAGACAGTCCAAGGGCTGTAGACGCACCAGCGATGGCGCTGAACATCTTGCGGACGTTCTCGCCCTCCATGGCAGTGCCCCGGGCCGCTGCCATGACATTCTTGAACTCGGGCGCAAGGGCGTAGAAATTTTGACCGAGACGGCCGGACTCTTCGCGCAGGAACCGCAGCGTCTCGCCGGCCGCAGCTTGGCTGCCAGTGACCGCCACGAACGACCGCTGCAGGCTGTCCATAGCGAGGCCGGCGTCCATCACGGCCCGGGCGAACTCGATGACGGTGTAGACCGACATGAACCCGAGGGCGGTCTTGGCAGCCGAGCCGAGCATGGTCATGGAACTGGCGGAAGACCTCGCGGCGCCGTTGACAGCGTTGATACTGGACGCGCTGACGCCCATCTGCCGGCCGAGGACCGTCACCTCTTTCGCAGACAGGCCGGCCGCCCTGGCGATGCCCTGCAGCGCCTTCTCCTGCGCCTTGGCGGCACTCGTCTGGAGCATGCGAGACTGTAGATCGCGGAACGCCTTCTCGGACATTCCGGTCAGCTTCTGCATCTCTTTCAGGTCGGCACCGATGGCCCCGAACTCCTTGCCGGTCAACTTCGACGCATTGGCCAGGGTGTTCAGGTTACGGACGATGCCGTTGACGTTCTGCTTGATTTGCTGCGGAGAGAGCGCGTTGTTCAGCGCATTGGACATGCCTGTCGCCTGCTCGGTGACGTGCTGGCGGGCAGTGGCAAGGTCTTTGCGAAGTTGGGTGGAGTCGCCCCTGATCTCAACGTAAATGCCGGAAATTTTAGCCATGGGCTACCCCTTCTGCTGCTGTCTGAACTTTGCGATGGCGTAGAGGATGCCCTTCTCAAGGGCGGGACGCATAAACGGGTGCGGCGGCACACGCTTTCCGGTCACGCGGCCCCACGCGATGAGCACGTGACCGTACTCTATGAGATGCGCGTGAGGCGCCCGAGCCTGAACGATGTAGCCGCCGTCCTCGAACTTGGAAACCTTGAGCTTCGTCTTCTTGCGGAGATTCCCGGTCTTGTCCTGATAGGCGAGAGTGGTCTGGGCTTCGCGCTCGACATACTCGGCCACGTCCTGGAGATTCTTGTCGACAGCGTCCATGACCTCCGCGATGGAGGCCTCAAGCCCGTCGATCTCTCGCACGCTGACCTGTGCCGACAGCATCCCCATTACTTCCTCTCCCTCAGGCCCTTGAGCGCGGCACGCTCCATTATCTGGACTCCCTCAAAAATCTCAGACCTTTCGGCCTTGCGGACACCCCTGAACCCCATCACCACCGGCAGCGCCGTGTAGTCGAGGCCAGTTGCCCCGGCCGGCCCGACACGCCACTGTGTAAGCATGTCCATAAAAACGCCGACCGTCTGAAGGTTGTCCGGGTAGATGCCGTCGCAGGCCTGATAGGTTTCCGACTCCTGTACGAGGTCTGCCGGCAGACCGAGGCGAGAGGCGGCATCATCCGGGGTTGAATCGCCGCCGCAGCACAGCGCCACGGCGACGGCTTCTAGTTTTTTACGCGCGACTCGAGGACCAACTTGTTGTAGGCGACGATGATCTCACCGGCAGCGGCCGGGTAGTTGTCTAGGAACTCCGCCAGGGCCTTCTCACTGTACGGCTCGTCGATGCCGCTCCATGCAGTAATGATCTCGCCAAGCATTACGTCGTCCTGGCTTGCGGCCTTCAGTTCGTTCCCTTCGTCGTCATACTCAGCCCGATGCTTTTCGAAGAATTCAAGCAGCGCCTTCTTGGGCATGTACTTGAACGTGAATTTCACGGGCGCGGGCTCCTGCTGGCCGGGGACGGTGATCTTCACCGTGGCTTCAAAAGTTGGCTTCGGATTGAGCTTCAACATTCGGCAAATCCTTGGGTTTCAGGTTAGGATGCGTAGTAAGACGGGGTGCCGTTCATAGTGATAACGGCCTGTGTCGTGACCTTGTCCTGAGCGGTTCCACCGGGAAGGCCAGTGAATCCGACATAGCCGGCGAAGTAGATGACCTTGCCGCCACTGCCGAACTGGAACTTGAAGACGCGGCGGTCCTGGTTGTCACTCGCCAGCTTCAGGGCAGCCTGGCCGGCGTTCGACACGTCCCACAGGTGCTCCATCGTGAAGGAGATGGCCGAGGGCAGACCGGGCATCTGCGAACGGGCATTGTCGTGAATGGTGGTGGTGTCGATCATGTCGAACTCACCGCCAGACGCGCTGATGCTGGTCGCCGTGGTGATGCTGGTGCCAAGCGTGGCCTTGGCGGCCGTGCCACTCGTGAAAGTATCGAAACTGGAAGAGTCGATGCCTTCAAGCTGGAACGAGTCCGTGGTGACGCCTGCCACGCGGAACGCGCGCTCATTGATCTGACGCATGCCCTGCGCTTCAATGTAGACGATGTCGCCATTACTGTAGCCGTGGGCGGTACAGGAAGCGACGGCCGGGTTGGCCTTGGTGACGGCCGTGATGGTCTTGCTGGCAGCAAGGGCCGACTGCATAGAGACACTGACGTTCTTCCAAACAACTGCAGATGCCATGACGTAACGCTCCTTTTGGAGAGCGCCGAGCCATGACCGGGTGGGCGGAAGAAATTGCTGTGGCGGGGCCTTGAGCCCGGGCAGCTATTTCAAAATTGTTCTGATCAGTCCGATGATGTGCCGGAACACATCTGGGAACTGCCGCTTGATCTGCTCAAGCAACTTTGCGTATTCCAGCGTCTGCTCAGATGGCGTGTTCATCATTCTGACCACACTTTGAATTCGTTGATGACCTGATAGTCTTTCGTCACTTCATTGTACTCTCCGTCCATAGAGGACAGATACGCACTTACCAAAGAAGAGGACGCAATAGCCCCCCTGATGTTGTTCGACAGCGTTTTCGCCTCGCCATACGACCGCGCGAAGCAATCAATCTGTAGGCGCCTTGCACACAGGTCGTCGCTCGATAGCATCTCAGGGACCCGCACGATCTCGTAGAACACGATGTAGGGATAAACGATGGTCGCCGACGTGTTGGCCACAGGCCAGCATCCACCAGCCGCCAGAGGCGAAAGAAGCGCCTGGAGAGTGCTTTCGGTCGTCACGCTCCACCTCCAATCTTGCGGGCCAATACCTCTATCTCGCGGGAGAGCCCGTGGACGTTGGCGGGTTCGCCCACAATCTCGTATTCAGACCCTTCCCAAACAATCCGCATGGCCGAAGTGACCCCGGCCAGATAGCGGTGATTGATTCGCATCTCTGCCGTGGACTGAGCGGCCATGGACGAGAGCATGTCTTTGCCAATCAGCGGGGCAACGGATGCCCTGACCGTGGCAAAATCTGCCCATGTTTCCACCGGTCCACCGTATTCATCTACGGTCTGGGTCTTGGCGCGGTAGGTGATGACTTGACGGAGTTTTCCGGCGCGAATCATCACATGCCTCCGAGGACGGTGTAGGGGTCCAGCAGCCCGTCAATGAATGAGCGGTCCATGGGCATGACCAATCGGCCATTGCTCACCATCGTCAGGGCCTCGCGGTGCTCGTAGAGTGTCGCCACCCTGATTATGAGCCACTGCTTCAGCACTGGCGGGAAGTCAGCAAATGACCACCCTGCGGTGTACCTGACGCGCACGGAGTTAATCTTGTCCGCAGTCTCCGGCCACTCGTCAGCAACCACTCGCCCGATAAGCGAGTCCGCATCGACGGTGTAGTCGGTGTCGGGCATGGTCTGTTCAATTCCGTCCGCGTCGAGATACTTGACGGACAGGACCGCCGTGACTGGTGACGCCGGAAGTTCAATGGCCCCACTCGGGAACGCATCCAGGACCACTTCAAGCGTCTTCGGTGCCCAACTCCGGCCCGTCAGCGATTCGCCATGCTCCCGCGCCGCGCTGATCATGATGGCCAGCAACGTGTCATCGAGGTCGTGACCAATGACGGCGTGCGCCTTGACCTCGGAGATGGTCACGGGTTCGACGGTCGGGGCGGTGACGAGTTTGAGCATGGGCTATTCCTTGGGCTTCTTGGTCGGCTTCACTTCGACGGCGCCATAGTGCTTGACGGCCATTTCGCCGACCCAATCAGGGACGTCGATTTTGTCGCCAGGCGCAAACGTAGTCACGGTCAAACCGTCGTCCAGACTGGCCTCGATGTAGTTGTCGCACTTGATAATCATGTGATCCTCAAAAAAAGGGCGGGGTTGCCGCCCCTTCAGTGTTTAGGATGCCGGGTGCTGGTAGACCTTCACCGCGCCGCCCACGTCCATGTAGTTTCCGCCGGAGCGCAGGAAGGCGAGGAATCCGACCTGACCTTTCTTGGCAAACGCGGAGTCGTCGAAACGGTGATAAGTCAGGGCCATGACATCGCGGATGACGTACTTGGACAGGTCGCCAAACACGATGGACTTGGCAGAGGCGGCAGGAACGGCCACGTCCTGGTTGATCTGGTAGCCGTAACCGAGGATGGTTGCCGGGGCGTTGCCAGCAACGTCAGGGAGCCACAGAGGGCGGTTCTGGGAGTCGAGCAGCTTCTTGATGACCTTCAGAGCGGCATCATTGAACATCCACTTCCCGTTCACGCGGTAGGCGGGGTCAATGCTGTGCTCAAGGTCAACGAGGTCGGCGTAAAGCACGGTGGCCACCTGGCCAGCAGCACCAGTTTTGCCGACAGTCGCGCCAGCAACAATGCCCGTGGGCTTGCTGGAGCCGTCGCCAGTGGTGAAGTGGGTGTTGGTGATGCGGCCCAGGCGCTGGGCGATGCGACCGCGAACGAATGCTTCCATGTCGATGGAGGTGTCCTGAAGCAGTTCGATGGGCACGGTGACGACCTTGGAACTGTACTTGTAGACAGGCAAGGTCTTCGTGCCGAAGCTCGGATCAGCGTCGGTGGCGCTGGCATTTTCAGCCAGAATTTCACCCGTCTCGGAGGTGCCGTCAGAGGTCGGCCAGGACATGGGATTGCCCTGCGCGGTGCGGATGACGGTGGCCACGTTGCGCATGCCGCCGTATGCCTTCAGCGCGTCGAGCACGGTGGACGCAACCTCTGTAGCGACGGTGTAGCCGCCCTGCGAGTCAGTCGTGGTGCTCATGGTGTTGCGGATGGCAGTCCAATCCTCGGCGGACATGGCTCGGTCACCGCCGCGCATCCACTTGTCGAGCAGGGCGCGGGCGTCGAGATTGCCCTTGCCGGCATTGCGGGCAACCTGCTCGGCGGCGCCCATGGCGGCCACTTCCTCGGCGGCGAACTGGATGACGCGCTCTTCACGGGCAATGCGCTCGTCCAGGGCGGAAATGTCGGTTTCCAGCGCGTCCAGCTTGGCGACGATTTCCTCGGAGAGCTTGCCGGGGTTGGAGTCCAGGATGTTGCGATACTCGCGGGCCTTAGCCGTCCGCTCTTCGCGGAGATGCTGGAGACTCATGATTTTTCCTCCATGAGTGTATCCCCGCGCCGATGACGGCACGGGCCAAGATGTTGCGGTTTATCCCCTCGCGTTCTCGACGAGGAAAAGCCTTTTTTCAAAACGGTCGCGGTCATAGACTGGTTCGTCCTGCTGCTTTATGAGCGCTGCCGGGGTCTTCTCATAAGCAGAAAGATCCCACCGCGCGGAGTCTTCAACCTTGCCGTCAAACACGGAATCCACAAAGCCGAAGCTCAGGGCCTCCTGGGCCGTCATCCACGTTTCTGCGGTCATCATTTCCATGATCTCGTCGGCGCACTTGCCGGTCTTGGCCACGTAGTCGGCGACGATGGAGTCATCCACTTTGTCGAGCAGCGCTGCCAGGTCGCGGAGGTCGTCGGAATTTCCGACAGACAGCGCCCACGCCTTGTGGATCATGAAAAACGAGCCGTCTGCCATTTCAACACTCGCGGCCGCCAGGGCAACGTAGGTGGCTGCCGAAGCGCAAACGCCGTCGATATGCGCCACAACGGATTTCCCGCACTGCTTGATCGCCGTGGCCATGGCCCGGGCCTCGAACACGTCGCCGCCAGGTGAATTGATGCGCAGATGGACCGTCTCGGCATCGATGCCGGCCAACTCCTTGCAGAAGTCCTTCGCGCTGACCCCGTACCAGTCGCCAATGGCGTCATAGAGGTAGATGGTCGCCTCGTTGTCGGACGCCTCGGCACGGACGCCCTGGCCTGCCTTGGCGTTGTCCTTAAATAGCTGCATCAGTTTGCTTTTCAGCATCCTGTTCTCCTTTGCCCTGCGGCACATACAGTTTGTCGCCGCCGTCCATGGGCGGGAGCCCTTCGGCCTGGCGCACGTCGTTCTGCGTCATCCATCCTGGCGACTGCGTGCCGCCAAGCGCGGCCTTGAAATATTCGGCGCGGGTCTTCGTATCGCCACGCGTAAGCTCCGTTTCGTCGAACTCGGCCATGAAGTCGGAATTAGGGAAGAGTTTTGCCTCAATCTCCTGCTCAAAATCTGTCAGGTGGTCGTTCAGCGTGAACATGACGAACCACCTCGCCATCTGCTCGACGCCAGACCCCCAGGAGGACGTTTTCTCCGTCTCACCGATCATGACCGGGGGAACGCCGAAGAATCGGGCGATGTCGATGACGCTGAACTGGCGCGTCTCCAGCAACTGGGCGTCCTCGGCATTGAGGGCCAATTTCTCGGCCTTCCCGCCCTCTGTCAGGATTAGGGGGTTGTGGTGGTTCCCCGTCCCCTGGTAGCGGCTCGAAAGATGGGCGCGCAGTCGCTCCTGCGCGTCAGGGGAGAGCTTTTGCGGATAGGTCAGGGCCAACTGGCTGACCATGCCATTCTCAAAGAGCTTGGCGGCACTCTCTTCGGCTGACAGGGCAAGCCCCATGGCCTGCGCCCCGGCCGACACGGTGGACATGCCTTTCTTGCCGTCGAAATTGATATTCGGGATGTGCAGCATGTCTTCGCGGTCGAAGACGCTCTGCGTCCCATTATCCCACATGACGGAGTAGTAAAGGCGATGCGGATCGACGCCGAACTTCTCGTCAAGATGCAACTCGTAGGCCTGGTAAACGGAAACGCGAGATGACCGGAACGGGACCAAGGACAGTGGCCTTCCTGACCCCTTGGCGCGGAGAATGGCCGCATAAGCGTTGCCATTCAGCACCTTCTGCATGGCCATGAGCTTCCAAAACGTGCTGGCCGTCATGTGCTCGTTTGGGCGCATGGCGAGCATCCTATAGAGCGGGTGCTTCGCGGCTTCGCGGCCCGTCGCGGTGCGCTTGTAGATGACGAGCGGGGCCGACGCGATGGCACCGGAAATGAGCCGCACGCACGCAAAAACTGCGGAACAGCGCATAGCTTTCTGCGGGTCAACGGCGCGGACAGAGTTGTACGGCCCGCCATGAACCATATCGAGGAACGCCTCATAGTCGTTCAGCGGGATATTGTTCTGGATCGTCGCCAGACGCGATTCCAGATCGGCCACCTTCGCCGCCAAGTCCTCGTCAGGCTTTTTCTTTCTCCAGAACATCACAACTCCACGAATCCTTGGTCGCCGATTTCTTCCGCCCCAGCCTTCGCCCGCGCCATGGCCATCACTGCGGCCACGATGGGGTCAATCTTGCTCTGCACATTCTGCTTGGCCGGGTAGTAGAGCTTGTTCCTCGACTCTTTGAGGACCACGTTCCCCGCCGCCCACTGAAGTACAGGGTCGCCGTTATGAAATAACTTCCCCGCACAAATTTCCCCCTCGAACTCCTTCATGGGCTCAGAGAGGCTTGCGGCGGACTGCGTCATTTCCACGATGGGACAGGAAACCTGCTCCCTGATGGACTGCATCAGATATTCGGCTTCACGCGGGTCGTAGACGATCTCTTGCACCTGCAAGGACTCGTAGATTTTCAGCAGATCCTCTTCCAGATATGCGTAATCTGTGCGGGCGCCTGGCGTGCCTGTCAGCCAGCCCTCCATCTGCCAGCGCTGATAGTGCTCGTTGCCCTTCAGATCGATGGTGTCCTGTGGCAGGTAGTAGCGACCAAAAAGATACCAGGCGTCTTCATGGCGGATAAGTATCATCATAGCGGTCAAGTCGATCTTGCTTGCCAGGTCGATCCCAATCCAAGCCTTGCGCCCGGCGAAACGCTCAAGTTCAAGTCCCTCGTCCGCATTGGCATTCCACTTCGCCATGTTGATCCACCCGACACCAGCGTTCACCCAGCAGTTGAGGTGCTTCGTCTTGACCGTATTTTGCAGTGACGTGCGCTGAATGGCCTCTGCGAGCTTTCCACGTAGGTCCTCTTCAGAGACAGACACGCCGAAGTTCGGATTGGCCTTTTTCCAGACCTCAAAATCCGTCCAGTCGTCGGAATCGTCGATGCCATAGGCCAGGGCGAAGAAGGATTCGTTTTCGAAGTCGCCCTGCACGACTTTGGCCGCGTAATCGTCCAGCTCTTTGCACGGGCTCGACGTGTCGAAGCCGGAAGTGGTAATGATGAATTGCAATGGCTCCTGGCGGGCACCCATGCCGGTGCCCATCGAATCAACCTGCTCGCTGGTCTTGTGCTCGTGGAATTCGTCATGGATTGCGCAGTGCGGGGACTGGCCTTCACCAGGCTTGCCGATCAGCTTCTTGAAAAAACTGAGCCCGTCCTCACGGAAAATGGAACTGGCCGCGATGGTCAGGCCAAACGTGGACTTGAATCCCCGTGCGCGTTCCGCCATGGCCTTGGCCGGTCGGAAAACCTCGTTCGCCTGGTCTTCACTCGTCGCGCCGCAGTAGACCTCGGCTCCCGGCTCCGACTCCACCGTCAGCATGAGCAGCCCAACAGGGGCCGCGATGCAGGACTTACCGTTCTTGCGCGGCACGCGGATGTAGGCGCGGCGAAAGCGCCTGAGCCCATGGGCATTTTCCCAACCGAACAGATTGACGAAGATGAAGGATTGCCAGGGCTCAAGGCGCAGCGGTTGGCCAGCCCACCGTCCCTTGACGTGGGGCATGAGCTCAACGAACTCGCAGGCCCTCTCTGCCCGGTCACGGTTGAACTTCCAGCGCTTGGCCTCCAGGTCGGCCAGGAATCGTTTGCAGGCGAGAATGGTCAGGCGACAGGCGGGGATCTTCCCGGCGACGATGTCTTTGGCGTACTTCGTGGCCCGGCGACAATGCGGATGCGTGCGGCGTTTGCGGATCTCTCTCACAGGCCTCCAAACCCTTGCTGTTTCGGCTCACCCTTCTTCTTCGCGCCGACGCGCCCGATGGATGACGGCGTCAGCCCGAACTCGGCCAAGAGGCTTTGCAGGTGGCGCATGGCCTCATTGCGCATGGCAACAGCCGGGTTCGGGCGCAGGAGCTCGCCTCCGGCCACCGTTGGGGCCAGGACAACGGCCCCGTGCTCGTTGATGGCGGCGGTGTAGCTGTCGATTTCCTCCATGCGCATGGCGGCCAGGGCCAGCGCCTCGGAGTACGTGGCCGAATCGAGCCCCAGGAACGCGATTCGCGCCCGCAGCGTCTCGAAGTGGGCCTTCGCCGCTTCAGACAGGCCCTCGGGGGCGACCATGGACGCTTCGTCCTGGCTGTCGGCGGTCTTGCCCCGGTGCTTGCGGAATGTGCCCTGCACGACCTTGATCGTGTCTGGGAGCTTCTTTCTTCCTCTGGCCATTATTCGCCCCTTGCGGTCTTTTTCGAGTGGCAGGAGACACAAAGCGGCTGCCAATTATCCGTGTCCCAGAACAAATTTGAGTCCCCGCGATGGGGGATGATATGGTCAACAATCATCGCTGGCTTTCCGCATTCAACACACAATGGGTTCCGCCGTAAAAACGTCGCCCTGGCCTTGCGCCAAGTGGCGTTGTAGCCTCTCTCGTGGGCCGTTCCGCGCCTGTCATCTGCATCCTTCCTGCGCTTCGACAGGTCGGCCTCTGCCTTCTGTTGGCCCCACTCGACATGGGCCTGACAGTAACCGGAAGCGTCCTGTGTCAGCTTTGAGCACCCCGGTTTGCGGCATGGTTTATGCGGTCTTGGCGGCACTTCTTTTCCTCTTCTTCACGCAGTTTCTCTTTTCCTGACACATTATCGCCGCCGTTTTGCTGGCGCTGTACCCGAGCTTGCGTTGCATCCTCTTCCTGCGTCGGTGCATGTGCCTCCTAAAGTTGCCGGGGGCTTACCCACTCCCGGCTGGCGTCGGGTTTTCTCGCCTGCATGGGGAGATATGAGAAAATTTGCCGTGACCCCGGTTATTATCGAAACCCTTTCGAGCCGACACACCGCACAAAAGGTAGATTTGGATCACCTCCGCACGGGGCCACGGGCTGGACGTTCTTCAACGCCGAAAAAACACAAAATAGCTGTACGGGTTGACACTGAGCACCAGCAGACCGACTCCAGCCTTTACCCATCCCTGCCAGCCGCCGTTGATTGCCACGACGCATTTGGCAAGGAGCCAATCCGCAAAAATCTTTGTTCGCAGCGACCCGCCCTGGTCGTAAAAAAGATCGTGCTCGTTGCAGCATCCCTCTTCCGGGAGCACTATTTTGAGCAGGCCAGCGAGCCACGATATAAGCGTGCAACCATTGGTGAGCGTGCTCATTTCTTGACCTTTTCGAAAGTGCGCGACCCTGTGTAACCAAGATAACCCGCGCCAAACAGCCACCACATTTCCTCGGGGATCGCCTGCAACCAGCCCTTGACACCAGCGGTCACGGCCATGGCCACATCCGGGTGGAACGCGAAAAGGAACCCCATGGGGATAGCAGCAAGGATCATCAGGTACATTACGTACATGAACGATGGCCTGGCGCGGGAGGTCCATGGGTCGTTGCTGTTTGCCTCTGCGACAATGGCCGCGAACCGGGCGTCAAGCTCTTTGAACTCCCCGGCCTGTTGCAACTCGATAAGTTTGAGTTTGGCCTTTTCCGCCTCGGACTTGTCTGGCCAGAGCTTGTCAATGAGCTTGGACCCGAAGTCGAACACGCTGCCGAGGCCTGTGATGTCAAAGCCCATTCATCCCTCCAAAATCATCTTGGCTACACGCTTGGCCCGTGCCGGGCTGTCAGACCGCGCCCACTTGCTATCCAGCGCCTCGTTGCGTGCCTGCACCCAATCCTCATTGAATATGGCTTGAATCATGCGCTTGAACCCCTGCAACCCGTCTGCGCCCATCTGAAAGCACATATTCGCCAGTGCGCGTTGTCGTGTGTCGCTGAAGGAACCAAACCGTGAACGCCCGAAAATCATTTCGCACCCGCGCACCGCAATCTGTATGTCCTGCTCAAGCGTCTGAAATATTTTCTCGCTGGACCATTCGATGTCACGGATAACGCCTACCAGTTCGCCGGGGTGCATCTTGTGACCGACGCCGATGGTCCAGTGTCCTGCGGTGCATTTGTAGGGCTTTGAGCGCCATCCCTCGTCGCGTATGAGCTCGCGTTCGAGCTTGTAACGATCCATCATTCCTTCCACCTCCCAACGCCGATGTAAAAAAGGATGCCAAGGAACAGAATGAACCCGTAAATCACCACGTTGCCAATGGCGTTCTTCAGTTTCCGCATCCATGCCGCAAATTCGCACAGTTCAGCCGCATCGTTGGCGCTGATCCCGATTGAGCATCCATTCTGCTTTGCTACGGCAAGGGCGATTGCCTCGATATCGGCTTGTGATAGTGTTCTTTCGTCCATCATCCCTCCGCTCGCCTGCTCTGCGTCTCCGCCTCAGTCCCAAACCACTCTTGCAGCTTCACCAATGCCTCTTTATCATCCTGTTCTATCGGCCTGTCGTGGAGCTTCGCGTCCACCCCCGGCTTCCTTACTCGCCTTCCGGCAGGTCGATCATCATCACGTCTTCGGGCGTTGTTGCCGCGTCGACCATCGCCTTTGCCGCAAAGTACCCAAGCGCAACGTGCTGGCCGATCATGGCCTTGTCGTATTCCAATACATCCATGATTGCTGCCGCACCGCCGTAGCCGTCCAGCATCTCCGAGATGTACGCGGCGTGACGGGCGACAATATCCTCGTCCGACACGATGCCGAGGTTGATGGCCTGGCAGATAAGGACGCAGCGCAACACGTCCGTGAGCGCGTCCGGGTCGTCCCCGATGTTAGCGGCCAGCCTGTCGCGCATCTTCATCTTGAGATAACGGATACGGGCGAGCTTGGCCTTTTCGAGTTCGGTTTCTGTGCCGTCGAGATACTTGCCATATAGTTCAAATTCTTCTTGCTTTGTCATTGTAACTCTCCTTGTGGGTTATGACCCTTCTTCATTGCATTCTCAGTGTTGCGCTATCGCGCAACTATTCAGGATAACAGGCGCAGCGCAGCCCGACGGGGCTGTAGGAGTAGTACCGCGCGTCGTACAGAGCCCGCGCGAACACGCCCGCAACCGAGCCGAGGCTCCAGCGGCCGCCGGCGATTACGCACATTTGATCCCTGATGTACTGGTGGACGTAGTCACGTCCGAAGAGATCAGCTCCTGATGCGGCGAGACTGGCTGCGTCTTTCGGGTGGCCGATGCCCGTCAGGATGTAGCCGAGCCCCGATGTGTCGCTGGAGAGGGCTCCGCTGCCAACGTACCGCGTCATGCCTGACCCGCCAGGTTCTGCCGCCAAGGGTAGTGCAATCTCTTCCATCATCGCGGCTACGCCTGTTGTGCCCCAGTGGTCCGTGGCGATGCTCGCGCCCGACGTAAAATCGCGCATTCTGGTGGACTCTTTCGCCGCGTAGAAATTGCCGTAGGCGATGGAACCAGCCGACGCGTAGGCCGTATAGGCGCTCGAATCCACACCATCGAGACTGATCGTGTCGGGGTCGATGACGGTTACCGTGTACAACTTGTCGTTGAGCTGCGTCATGCCGACTACAGACACAACCTGGATGATCCGGCCAGTGGTCAGTCCGTGGCCTGGAACTGTCAGGACGCAAGGGTTGGCCTGCGTAGCGCCGGTGATGCTCTTTGTCGTCGCTATGCAGGTCATACCGATCGATACTTCCCACATCAGCCCGTTCAAATCCGCGACTCCGCAGGCTTGGCCGTTGTGCGTGGTCTTCTCGAAAGGCACTCCGCTGCCTGTTCTTCCGCAGTTGCTGTAGCCGTCGGACTGATAAATGACGGTCGTGTCGTCGGCGTCGCGCAGTGCGTTGTTGTTGCAGCCCTTTGGCCAGTTTTTGACGGCAGCGCCGTCGAACCATGCGGCCTGGGACGGGGACACAACTCTTTGACCATGGGCCAGCGAAAGCATGGCCAGCAAGGACCTGATAAACACTGAGATGCAGAAAAACTGGCTCGCCGCATTCCTCGCGCCGTTCTCGCCGTCGCGGCCCTTTGCTGCATCGAGGCAGGCATAATAGACGTTCTCCGCAGCTGCCGTAACCTCTGCGATGGGGTTGTGGTCGGAGGCCGTAGACAGCGGCAGGCCGTAGCGTACAGACGCGGCGACGAAGCCGGTGCCCTTGGCGACTTTGCTGCATTTGTACTTGTCGACCAGGACGAAGGGTTTCTCTTGGTCGCCGTCAATAAACGCCCGGTGCAGCGCATAGCCAGCGATAGCGGCGGCAGCGCGAGAGGCGAACGTGTCCGCGAATTTCACGTCGATGTCGTCCGGCGCGAAGCGGGCGAACGTGGGGTTGCCGGCGTTGTTGACGCGGTAATACGTGGCGGCGATGCAAACCATGACGGAGCCGTCTGCGTACTGGTAGTTGCCCCAGTTCTCGCTGCCCGGGGTGTCGCAGCCAGGGAGCGGGGAAAATCCAGCGGGCAGCAGGGCAGCAGGGATGACGCCGACACCGCCAGCGTTCAGAACATTCTCGCCTCCGAGACAGCCGACTCCGGAGAGCGCTTCGGGGTGCGGGAACCATCCTACATTCCCTGCCACATCAGCTCCAAACAGTTTCGCCCCGGCAGGAGAGAGAGGAGCAACCGCGCCGTCGATTTTGTAATTAGACATTTTTCACCACCAGATATTTACCGTTATATGTGATGTAGCGGAGGGGTTTTGCATTCGAGGTGTCGCGCCACATCAGGGCGAGGGACGCGGGGAAAGAGGAGCCGACTTGCCACGCGAAGTAGTTGCGCACGTCAACGCGCGGGGAGCGGCGTACCTGGGCGCGGACAGGGACTCTCATCACGCACGCTCGCGGTACACGCTCATGGTCATCTCTTCGCTCGGCGTGACCTTCGCGGACTTCACCTTGCCGACGACGCTGAAGGGATCGCGGGCTACGTCCGTCAGGTCGACAGTCTCGACCAAGCGCAGTCCGGCGCCGAAATCGATTTCAATAGCCGCAGTGCCGGTGTCGGTCGCGTTCTTGAAATCGAACTGGTAGTAGCCTTTTTCGTCGTAGAAATACGTGGCGCCGGGAAGCGTCGTCGCGGCGGAAATGGTTGCGCTGTACTCGGGCATTACGTTGACTCCTCTGGGCGTGATGGCTATGCGGGCAAATAGATTTTCAAGTAGGCCTCACGTCACCACCTTCCAAAATACTTTTCCCCCTTGAACTCATTCAACAAACGCCCCGGAATTTTGGCCGCGTGAAAAAAACAG